TCACCAGCCCGTGGTATCAGGCACGCTGGGGAAGCATAGTTGAGCTATCAGGCGACCAGAACCAGAAGACCAGATTCGAGAACACCGTCACTGGGTACAGGATAGCCTCATCAGTAGGTGGTACAGCAACAGGGGAAGGTGGATCACGATTGATCCTAGACGATCCGCACTCTGCACAAGAGGCTCAATCAGATGCCATCAGAGAGTCTGCAATAGAATGGTTTGACATGGTTTGGTCAACCCGCATGAACAACCCCAAGCTTGATGCAATGGTCACCATCATGCAAAGACTTCACGAACAAGATGTCTCAGGCAGGATTGAAGAGCTGGGTGGATGGGAACACTTGTGTCTGCCTGCTGAGTGGGATGGAGTTAAGCGCAAGACATCTCTTGGCTATTACGACAAGAGAAAGACCGAGGGCGAGCTGCTGTGGCCAGCAAGATTCGGCAAGAATGAAATAGACAAGCTCAAAGCAGTGCTGGGTGAGTACGGTGTCGCTGGCCAACTACAACAAAAGCCAGCGCCTCAAGGTGGCGGTATACTCAAGCCAGACAAGTTCCGTCTGTGGCCTAACACAAAGTCTCTGCCGCCCTTTGAGTACGTCCTACAATCCTACGACACAGCCTTCACTGCAAGCACCCAGAACGATCCTACAGCCTGCTCAGTGTGGGGTCTGTTCTTCTGGGAGGGTTGCTACAACGTCATGGTCATCGACTCGTGGCATGACTATCTCGAGTACCCAGATCTCCGCGCACGGGTGATCAAGGAGTGGACGGCAAAGTACGCAGGAGATAAGACTGATCCGACCAACAAGGCAAGAAGCCCAGACCTATGTTTGATTGAGAAGAAGGGATCAGGGCAGTCGCTGCTGCAAGATCTGGCTCAGGCTAAGATCATCGTAGCGGAGTATAACCCCGGCAATGCGGACAAGATCTCAAGAGCGCACATGATTACTCCACTGCTCGACGCTGGGCTGGTGTGGATACCTGAAGGCAAGAGGGGTGACACATGGCCAACATGGGCTGACCCGATGATGAAAGAGTTATCACGATTTCCGAAGACCGAACACGACGACTATGCGGACAGCGTAACCCAAGCACTGCGCTACATCAGAGACCTTGGATACCTTTCCCTTGCACGCACAAACAGGTATGATGACGAAGCAAGATTGCAGCAAACACAGGTGATCAATCCATACGCTCAGTGAGGTCATTATGTCAAAAGAGAAGAAGCCAGTCTGGGACAAGTCGCGTCCTAAAGACCTCGGTAAGCCTACGGCACTCAAGCCAGCCCAGAAGAGATCAGCTAAAGACATGGCTGAAAAGGCGGGTCGCCCTTACCCAAACCTCGTTGACAATATGCGTGCGGCGAAGAAAAAGAAATGAGCGACAAGTCTAAAATGAAGTGCAACACTCCCAAGCGAACCCCATCGCACCCGACAAAGTCTCATGTTGTTAAGGCATGCAAAGACGGAGAGGAGAAGTTGATTCGTTTTGGACAACAAGGTGTTAAGGGCGCAGGCAAAGCCCCTAAGACCGAGTCAGAGAAAGCAAGAAAGGCATCCTACTACGCACGCCATGATGCCCAAGACCCGTCCCCAGACAAGATGTCGGCTCGGTTTTGGTCGCATAAAGTTAAGTGGATTCTGCTGGTGTCTATGTTAAGCGGCATGGAAGCAATTAGCCGCGCATCCTCTATGGTGACCTCATGAATCACGCACAGTACGACCAGAAGAAGATCGATGCACTCGCCTCTGAGCTGATGGAGCCGCAGCGATTGGCTGACGGTGGGCCACCGGATGTGCCGCCAACATCTAAATTCAGAAAAGCAGCAGCGGCTGTACAAGCAGCCAGATCTATCGGAGACGAACCATTAGAGGGTGCGCCTACTAGAGCGAACGTACCCAATATTGGCGAGGTCATGCTGGGCAAGAACCGTGAAGCAGAAGAGGCTGCGCGTCGAGCATCAGCAATGTCTGGTGTTCCTTACAGACCGACAACACGGTTTGCTCCACTTGATGTAGACAGAGCAACAAGAATCGCACGCGAATACGATCTGATGAAGCACGACCCAGATGATCCTCTGGTCAAAATGGCTTACGACCAGATGATCAAAGAGACCAATGATCAGTACGAGGCAATGTTGCAGGCTGGCATAGAGCCATACTTCATAGAGCCGGGTAATAACCCATACCGCAACAGCCCATACGAGGCTTTGTTAGATGTCGCAGAGAACCGCAGGATCGGCGTGTTCCCAAGTGTTGAGGGCTTTGGTACAGATCCTAATTTTAATCCGCAAGGCAATCCATTGCTTCAGGAAACTGGCAGGCTGATTAGCGGTAGACCAGCACTGGCGAACGATCTCTTCAGGGCGGTGCATGATTACTTTGGACATGCGAAGCCGGGCGTTGGGTTCCGTGCTGCTGGTGAGGAGAATGCCTACCAGTCACACGCTGGCATGTTTAGCCCACTGGCACGCAGGGCGCTGGCAAGCGAGACCAGAGGGCAGAACTCATATTTGAACTACGGGCCATACGGTGAAACAAACAGGACAGCTAAAATCGAAGACACACGATTCGCTGATCAAAAAGCAGGTTTAATGCCACGATGGGCATCAGAAGCGGGGTTGGTGATAAATGATGATCGACGACGAGAGTTTTTCGATAATTTGGCAAGAAATCAGACAGGGCTTGAAGGAGCAATATCTGATGACGGAAAGTTGCGCCTCGTCCACTACTCCACTAGACCGCTCGAGCGCATCGACCCAGAGTTCTACGGGCGAGGTCTGTCACGGGCATCACTCGCAGAGCGCAACCGATCATACGACCCAGAGTTCGTCAAAAGGTCGTACTATGGTATCCCTGCATCCGAGAAACCCTACGTACCCGAGTTTGGACTAGGCGGTATTCGCAATGAGGTTCTGATTGAGCCAGAGCTGATCTATCAGGCGCAGGCAAACCCAGAGGGACTATGGATACGTAATGACCCAACAGGGTCTGAGCGCAGGATAGCAGAGGCTGGGTACACTGGTTACTACTCAACAGATCCAAAGCTTGGCAAAGTCGCTGTTATATTTGACCCCTACGATGTAAGCAAGTCTTACATGATCCCTGTCGGCGCTGTTGGTGCTGGCGCTATGGCTATGTCTGGGGAAGATGAGCTTGAAACAATGGCTGGCGGCGGTGCAATACGTAAGGCAGCAGAAGCAGTACGACAGGCTGCGGACAGCGACCTCGACATGTCCACTGAAGGTGTAGCACCGGCTGACATCAAAAAATCATTTATAGTGAATCCGAAATCGTTAATATTTCGTGAGACAGAGCAGTCTCAAGCTAACAAAGACAGTCTCACAGGTGATTCAGACGACTTTGATCCAATCGTGGTTATTGGAAATGATTTGAAAAATCTATCTATATTAGATGGTCATCACCGCGCAAGCGTTGCGCGTGATCGTGGAGATAGTTTGCAAGCTGTTCGCGTTACAGAATCAGAGTATGATCTGTTAAAGAAAAAGGGATTTGATGATACGGAAATTGCGTATGCCGCATTACAGCGAGCAAATAAAGGTTACGCTGCTGGGAATTTAGACTCGCAATTTAAAGGCTCAGGAATAGCAGATAATGGAGATAGAGCGTGGGATGAGCTTCTGTCTGAAGACGATCCAGAAGGCATGTCTAAGGGCGGTCTTGTTGACAAGCTACGCTCTGCTGCCTCATCAGTTAAAGAAGCTGGTAACGTCTACAAGGCTGCTGTAGGCAACATGTTCTCTCCTTGGGAGCCAAGAGAAGAACGGCTACCCGGCTTGTATCCCAGTGATTGGGAGTACCCTGAATTGCGGCTACGAAGACCCGGCATTGTGAACCTTGCTTTGGGTATGCCCAACATGGCTGCAGACATGAGATACCTATTTGGTGCTGTAAAGGACGCTGCAATTGGCGACGAAGTACCTGACGAAGAGTGGCGCAAGTTCGACATAGCGTCTGAGGCACAAGGCCGTTACGAAGAAGACATGGACTCGTTTCTACGCAGTTACACTGGCAAAAGCATGGACGAGCTGAGTGGCCCGATGTCTGCTGTACTTGGTCTCAGCGAGGCTGCGGCACAACCCGGCATTATCTCAGCCAAGGTTGTAGCAGGACTGCCCAGACTTGCGCGGTATCTGTCTCACCTCGCTGAGTTCGCCACACCCGTTACCGTTGCCTCACCGGGAGCCATGACGACTGGCGCTGTTTTCAACGCTGGCATCAGGGCATTGCCTGCGCTGACGGATGGTGACGATCTTGAACAGATGAACGCTAGATACTCAGGTCGAGAGCTGTCGGGTGAAGAACAAGACAGACTGGACGACTACCTACAGGAATTGCTTGGCAAGAAAGATGGCGGCTTGATCGACAGGATCAACCAGAGCTTCTACGAGAACATCTCAAAGCCAGCGGTTGGTACAGCAATTGACATGACGCTAGGTCTTGGTGATCTGGCTCAGATGGCTGCGCGGTACTTGGGTAACAAGGCAGGGTTCGATGCTGGCGAGTTCACATCCGTTGCCCAGCCAGTCAAAGAGGCCATCGGTGTTGACGACTACAACCCATACACCATTGGTGGCGTGGGCGCATCGATACTTCCATTCGCTGCTGCTGGCCGCACTGCACAAGCCATCAACGCTGCCCCTGCTGGCGTTAGACAGATACAGGCTGCACTGCCTAACCTTGGGCGCGAAAGTGCTGCCTACGTGGGCGCAGAGGCTGCTGGCGCTGGTGCAAGAGAGTTCATGCCTGACTCACCAATGGCAGAGCTGTTTGCCAATGTTGCTGGTGGCATGGGTGGAAGTGCGCTGGGGTCACAGCCCACATCGATGGGCATCATCAAGGAGAAGGGTGGCAACTGGATTAGCGGAGAGATTGAGGATGAGTTAGGTCTGTTGCACAACACAAATCAGGGCATGCGAGCAGATACCCCTGCGAGACAGCTTGCTGAAATCGAGGCAAGATTTCCGCCAGAGAGTTTAGCTACACTTCCACAGCACACCAGAGAGTTTGTGCAGCAAAACATTGACCAGCTTCGCTCACGCGCACAGATTGACAACTGGATTGATAGTAAGCTGAACAAGTATATCCGTAACGACATGGCTACCCAATCAGATCCCATCCGCTTGCATGCTGAATCGTTTCAGGCAGAAAAAGCAGAGAATCTGGCAAGAAAAGACGAGCAGATTGCCAGAGCTATGGATAACTTGGAGCGAACAAGGCTAGAGCGCGGCGTTACTGCCAATGATCTGACACGGTCACAGGCGCAGATCAGAGAGTTACAGCGTGAACGCGCTTTGATTGCAGCGCAAACTGGGTTGCACATAAACCCTGACGAGGTTGGAATAAATAGATATTTAGCAGAGGATTTCCGAAAAGATCATGGATATCCACAACTTGGAGCCACAAGAACAGCTCGAGCATGGGAAGATGCAAGTGATGTAGCTGTTTTCCCAAGTACAGCAGGAACACACCTTACCTTTTCAGCAGACAGCGTGCTTGATGACAACCCTTGGCTTGCAAAAATACCACCAGAATCAAAAACATACGAAATGCGCCAGACGGGTTATGCACATAACTTCCGTGGTCTAGGCTTTGATCACATGATGGACGAATTACGCAACGCTACTGCGCCTAACTCTGATCTGCCAGAGAATCTGCGTATTGATCCAAATGATTTAAGCGGAATGTCCGTACCTGAAATTGTCAAAAAAATTGATAAGATAAACGCATGGAGATACGTTAACCGTGCAGAGGTAGACGCGGTAAGGGCTAACAACGCAGCTACTATACCTTTCAAAGAATATGATGCCGTACCCTATCGCAGCGAACCTAATACTGAGGGCTTGAAGTGGGTGCAATTGGCACGCACTGAAGACACGCCTGAAGCCGATGCTGCATTGAATGATGCTCTTGAATACGAGGGCAGCATAATGAACCATTCCGTTGGCGGCTACAGAACACCAGACAGAGGTGGTTCGCAAGATTATGGATTGGGCGGCTGGGATGCAATAACAAGCGACAGGGCGCGAATCTATTCACTTAGAGATGCTAGTGGTAAACCGCACGCAACAATTGAGGTGTTGTCTAATCCCGTGAGATACAACGACATTGTCAGAGAGGTTGGTATAAAAACTGCGAGCGAGATGTCAAATCGCGGCATGACAGTAGAGCAAATGGCTCAGGCAATCCCTAACTTTAAAATGCCTGCACGTATTACCCAGATAAAGGGATTGAATAACAAAATACCAGAAGAGCAATATTTGCCGTTCGTGCAAGACTTTGTACTGGGTCAAGATTGGTCTGACATTGGAGACTTCCATCACACTGGTCTTAAAAAGCTATATTCTGATAGCGATTTAGCGAAAGCCATGCGCGATGCTGGTCAAACACCACCTGAATATGTGACAAATGAAGAGCTAACACAGTTGCATAGACAATACCCCGTAGGTTATGCACAAGGCGGCTTAGTCTATGACGCTGACGCAATCAACGCACTGGCAGCACAACTGATGGAGCCACAGGGGTATGCTGGAGGCGGTGCGATACGCAAAGCGGCAGAGGCTGTTCGTGCTGAAAGTCAAGTTGCAGACGACCCTGTCGCGTTAACGCCTAAGACTCAGACAGAAACGCCGGAGTTTAAGAACTGGTTTGGCAACAGTGCTATCACAAGATCATTGGAGCCAAACGGAAAACCTCGACGGCTGTACCACATTACTCCAAAGAACTTTGAAGCGTTTGACGTAAATCGGCCTGATGCGGCGGGGGCAATGAGCGCAGAAAGTGGCCCAGTAATATTTATGACTGACGATCCTGAAAAGCAACCGGCAGCGCATAATGTTGGGGGGTTTGAGGGTAAGTTTAAGGAAGGTACTAACGTCATGCCCTTGTATGCAAGTATCCAAAATCCGTTGTTTATTGATAAAAAATCAAAAGCTGCCGAACGGTCACGGTTTAATCTTGGGAGTGAATGGCCTTACTTATTTACCCAAGAAGATGTTTCTAAACTGCAAGATGCCGGATATGACGGAGTTTTTTTAACAGGGGAATACGGCCCGAATGAAATTGTTGCCTTTCGTCCAGAGCAGGTTAAATCTGCTATCAGTAACGAAGGCACTTTTGACCCGACTAACCCAGTAATTACCAAAGCCAAAGGCGGCTTAGTCTATGACGCTAACAGGATCAACGCACTGGCAAACGAGCTGATGGAGCCGGTCAGACTGTCTGAAGGTGGGCCACCACCACGATCTAGAATTGCAAGAGCAGCCGCAGCTATACGTGGGGCTGCAACTCCTCCTCGTGAAATACCTGACGAACAGCGCGTATCTGATGAAGAGATGATGAGAATCGCTCGGGACTTGGGCGTTGATGTTGACGAGACAGATATACTCACTGATATGCCAATGCCGTCTATAACACAGTACACGGCAGCAGATCGTGCAGCGGCTGGCAGAAGGGCTGCTTCATTAATCAGCACCCAGCATCCCATAAAGGCATCAGAGGCTCTTGGTAGGCTGATGGAGCAAGGCTTCAGAAGAACGGCTACCACACAGGCTGATCGCACGATTGTCGGCGATGGAAACATTGGTGGCCCTAACTTCCCTGTGCTGGGAATGGTTGATCCAGAATACGCTGGCCGATCATGGGGCGTTATGACTAAAGGCCCAGCAACTACCCTCATCAGGCAGTCATCTCCCGAAACAGCTTGGACAACCATGCTAGGCTCGGCAGACCAGCTAAGAAGCAACCAACTTGTATTTGATGACCTGCGAGATGCGTTCGTGTCGTCTATGAGACAGGGAAACCTAACACCAGATCTGGAGAGTAGGTTTAATCATAATCTACGCTTGATATTGGGCGAGGACGCAAATGTCCGCGATCCAGATATCTGGAGCCGTGCAAACACCTTTGCAAAACGCGGAGAAGTTGCAAAGCTTATGATGGGGATAGGCATATCGCCCAAAAAAGGCGGCGTTCCATTAGGTGGGGAAAGAAGCGGTAAAGGTGTAATATTTAACCCTAGCGAAATATTAAAAAGACAAACAGAGCCAAGCCTGCTGCACCCTACTCAGGGAGGCACAGTCCCAACCTATGCGCTTGGCCCTAGAATGTTCACAATAGAAGACTCAGCGGATTACAGACCTGATCTACACCCCGGCTTTCCAATGCTGTTAAAAGGCAGGGACTTGGGATTGAATGTAATACCCACACCAACAGAAGTCTACCTACCTGATTGGCATCGCAACTTCCGTGAAGTGATGGGAGGGAGAACGCCGCCGCGCAAAGCGCCTCCGGGACGTTATGATCTTGCATCCGGACTTCAGGGTCAGGGATTACCGGCACAAGATCTAACTGATGATTACATTAGGCACTTAATCAGAGAAGGCTTTGCCAAAGGTGGCCTTGCAAACTACAGAGACATGATAAGGAGCAATTGACATGGCAGAGAACCGCACAGCAGAAGACGAAGACTTTATTGAGGTCGATGAGGATCGGTCATCTGTGGAGGATGCAGAAGACGGTGGTGCTTATGTCCAGCTTGATGACGGTGTAGCCAATGCCGAAGAGAGTGAGGAACACTTTGCTAACATCGTTGACGAGGTCGACCAGTCAACCCTGAGTACCATTGTCAGCGCCCTGCTCGACAAGATTGAGCTAGACAAGAAAGCAAGAGAGAAGCGGGACAAGCTGTACGAAGAGGGTCTACGCAGGACTGGCATGGGCGATGATGCGCCCGGCGGCGCTCAGTTCACTGGCGCTACCAAGGTCGTACACCCAATGCTCATTCAGGGCTGTGTTGACTTCTCTGCAAGGGTAATGAAAGAGCTGTTGCCTCCGACTGGCCCTGTCCGCAGCAAGATCTACGGTGAGCGCAGCAGTGGCAAGATGGACAAGTCCTCTCGTAAAGTGGACTTTATGAACTGGCAGATCACCGAGCAGATGCCCGAGTTCCGCAGTGAGCTTGAGCAGTTGACAACCCAGCTACCATTGGGCGGTGGTCAGTACCTGAAGTTCTGGTGGAACAACAAGCAGCGCCGAATACAGTGCGAGTTCGTACCCATCGATGACATCTTCCTACCGTTCGCTGCGACTAACTTCTACAGCGCGGAGCGCAAGACTCACCGTCAATACGTAACAGCGCAGGAGTTCGAGACTCGCGTCAGAAACGGCATGTACCGTGACATCACTCTGTCATCTGCACCTATGCCTGAGTACTCAAAGGCATCGAAAGCCAACGACAAGATCGAAGGCAGAGAAGAGAGTGTGTACAACGAGGATGGCCTGCGGGTCATCTATGAGATCTACGTTGATGCAGATCTCGGTGAGGGTGTTGCGCCATACATCCTGTCTATCGATGACAACACCTCTGAGGCTGTCTGCCTGTACCGTAACTGGGAACAGGACGACGAGACCAAGCAGGCACTGGTGTGGATTGTAGAGTGGCCAATGATACCGTGGCGCGGTGCATACCCAATCGGTCTGACTCACCTGATCGGTGGATTGACGGTAGCAGCCACTGGTGCTTTACGCGCTCTGCTCGATTCAGCACACATTCAGAACTTCCCCACAGCACTCAAGCTCAAGGGTGGGCCTAATGGTCAGACGATCAATCTCCAGCCAACACAACTGGCAGAGATTGAGGGTGGGCCAATGCAGGATGATATCCGCAAGTTAGTGATGCCGATACCGTTCCCCGGCCCATCGCAGACGCTGTTCAGTCTGTTAGGGTTCTTGGTTGATGCAGGACGCGGAGTTGTTCAGACATCGTTTGAGAACCTCGCTGATGGCAACCCCAATGCACCAGTAGGCACAACTCTGGCCTTGATTGAGCAGGGCATGGTGGTTTTCAGTTCTATCCACAGTCGTCTGCACAATGCAATGGCTATGGTCTTGAAGGTAATGCACAGGATCAACGCATCGTACCTGACCGAGGATGACATCAAGGCTGCGGGTGACTTTGAGATTACGCCACAGGACTTCCAAGGCCCGATGGACGTTATCCCAGTCTCTGACCCCAACATCTTCAGCGAGGCGCAGCGGTTTGCCCAGACACAGGCTGTCATGCAGCGTGCTGATGCTAAACCACAGATGTACGACCAGCGCAAGGTTGAGGAGATGTTCCTGCGTCAGTTGAAGATACCGACTGACATCTTGGTTCAGGGTACTGAGCCAGAGAACCTTGA